TTTTATTCGACGGTAAAGGGGCCATTACGCTAACCTTCTAATGAAGTCGGGCACGTTCATAGTCATGATCCTGAACTCTGTCAATATCTTATTGTAGAACTCGGCCTTAATGATCTTGATAGTCTTTCTTTGTTCATTAATCTCTGCTTCATAATCATAACAAGAAACGCTGTTTCCACGAATGGTCACTTCTACAGTTTGACCATCAATGTCATACAGTCTTGGTGGTTCCATTTCGGCTGTGATGGCAAGATTGCCCTTTGTTAGGGATGCGCCAAATGCTTCACCATCGTCCAAAGACGCCAATAGATCAGGCGTCGTTTCAATTGATAGTGTTTGAATGATTCTAGTGTTTGAGTTGAGAGTCGATCTAATTGTATCGCCTTCTGCAAAGTATCCCTCGACAGATTCAATTCTTAGATAGTTGTTCGATCCAATAAACAGATTGACACTACCTGAACCAGTATTGTTTGCAAAGGTTCCATCTGGAGATGCAAAGACGATTTCACCATTAGCAAATCCAGCACTTCCTGTCATCAGATATACATTGTATTCTGATCCAGCATCAACCTTATAGTCAATCGAGTCTGCGGTTCTGTGCGTGGTTGCAACCCATGGAATAAAGTAATTGTAAGGAACATTCAACATTGTTTGAGTAAGACGTTCCTTGTCTACCCAGTGACGAGATACAGTCTGTTCTTCGGTTACAGGATTGCGACGGGTGATGACCTTTTCAAAATGATGCACTGTGCTCTTTGCAATATCAACTGATCCATACTTGTTGGCCACATATTGATTAAACGCATCATAGTTAAGTGGCCACTCAAACTGCGGATCACAGATACGATTGGCCATGAGAATCATCCAGTTAGCACCAGCATCACCATAGACTTTCTCTGCCAAAATTTCTGGTGTTTCGCCCTCTTGCACTTCATAGACATAATATGATGATATTGTATCGATCACCTGTTGAACGATGTTGAGACGATAGAAAAGATTTGTAGCCGACTCCTTGATCGGATACTTTGTCGAATCTATGATGTAATCAATCTTTGGAATCGAATCGAAAAACGATGTATAGTTACTAGGGGTTTCCATCTATCTTACCTTTTGAATACCCAGTCCTCGACAGGTAGTTCCATTGCTTTGACAAATTCATCTGGATAGACCTCGATGAACTTCGAACGAACATGATTATACAGATAACGTTTAATACACGGTCTAGCCAGATTGTTGAGATTCTTGGTCGATGCAATGAGTTGATAACTCAATCTTAGTCTGGTTGCTTTGGTCATACGTGCATTTGCTCTATACTCTAGCAACTTGCCAAGCAGCGATACACGGGTCGGATAATCTAGATAATGTAGATTAAGACCCAAGAACCCATCCTGATATGACTCAATAGGAAACACCATTGGAAACTTGTCATACTTATCAAGTTTATGTTTCCATTTTGGATCATACTTAAAGAAGTAAAGGCGACCGATAATCGTATCGTCTCTACTGCGCTGGTCGTTGCCTGCAATGGTCTTTCGGGCCTGCGTCTTTGACATATACGAGGCCTTATCAATCAACCATTTAGCAAGTTCGTCGGAGGTATATTGTCGTTTTGCCATGTTGATATTTATACTACTTCTTATTGAATAGTTCGGTTTCTGTTATCAATTTAAACTCCCATCCCCTGTCTAAACAATACTCTGTTGCGGCCTTCCATTTTGCCTGATTGACACCATAGGTCATAACTTCAGATAGATAACGTTTTGTTCTTCTCTTTGGTTGCTTTGGTTCTTGTGTTTGCGCTTTTGGTTTGACTTCTAATAGCATTGTATGCGTCTTACCATTCGGACGAACAACCTCAGCATAGAAGTCAACAAAGTAACGATGCGCTCTTCCATCAACTGGTGATATGTAAGGAATGACAACTTCCTCTGACGACCACTTCAGAACATTTGGGTTCTGGTCTAGCGTCTGCATTGCTCTTAGTTCCCATCCCGAACGATAAACGATGTTAGTTGGATCTCCCTTATACTTATCTGGATACTGTGGTTTGAAAAATCCTTGTTTGTAGTTTCTTGCCATTCCTATACCTCTACTAAATATATGTAGCGATTTTTAGGAGAAGACCATTGGTAAATTTAATAGACTTTTTTACCTCGCAACCACCTGTTAGAAACTCTTTTCAGTTTCCATTGGATCTGTTTGACGATCAGCATGGTCATTACATGATTATAACTGCATATGAAAACTCTGGCGCTGGACCGATGATGAGTGATAACTTTGCATTCTATGTTCCTGGAGGTGGGCAAAGTCAGTTGTCATATCAGACAGCACACGAATACACTGACGTTAAGATGACTCGTCTTATGACTGGTGTATTCGGCATTGGCGGCGGGAACGATGGACCTAATCTAGCCGGTGCAATCATGAACAAAGCAGGATTGGCCGTCAATCCAAAACTCGAAATTCTCTATAGAAACACAGAACTCAGAACCTTTCAGTTTACGTTTCTACTATCACCATCGTCTGCATCAGAGGCCGCAATGATGCATCAGATGATCAAGCGTCTTCGTTTTCATGCAGCACCCCGAGCATTAGATCAGACAGCAGGATTCATCTTTCAAACTCCTGCAGAATTTGAGATTGAGTTTCACAGTAGAGTAGGTGATGGATTTCCTGAGAATCCATTTCTGCCAAAGATTGCTAGAAGCGCCCTTATTCGTATTGACGTGGACTATACTCCACAGGGCGAGTTTTCTACCTTTAGTGATGGTTCACCTGTTTCATTGCAGTTAACACTATTGTTCAAGGAAATGCAGGTTATCGACAAGAACATGATCGAACGTCAAGGCGGAATCGGATACTAATATGGCCATTACAGTTGCTAATCCACCAACAAAACTTGCATTGCCCGATGTTATGGGTATTCTTGACGCCGGCGGTCAAGTAGCAAAGAGTTGTCGCTTCATTGTAAGAATCTCGGCGACAAGTCCCGGATCGTCATTAACACGAATTGGAAACTTCAAGGCAGCAACAGAACAACTCACTTATATGTGCGATGCTGCCGAGTTTCCTGGTCGTGGTTTCAATGTGACAGAGACAAGATACTATGGTCCGTCACAGGCCTTTCCAAACAATACACTATACAATCCAATCACGCTATCGTTCATTTGTCGCAATGACGGTACCGAGAGACGATTCTTTGATGACTGGATGGAAGAGATTAACCCAACAACTTCGTTTCACTTTTCATATCCTGATCAGTATTATGCACAAGTTGAGGTGTTTCAACTATCAGAAGTAGGAGCATCGAAGACAACACCAGAAGTCATCTATGCTTGGAGACTTCATAAAGCATGGCCAACATTCGTTGCTCCACAGGCCGTCACCTGGGCCGATCAGGACATTCTAAGAATGCAAGTTACCTTCACATACAAATACTGGGACAGATTATAACAGGAGTTTTAAACTATGCCTTTGCCCAAGATTGATCTACCAATCTATGAAATGACAGTACCATCCACAGAAGAAGTTATCAAAGTTAGACCTTTCACTGTGAAAGAAGAAAAGTTGCTGTTAATAGCAGTAGAGTCCAATAACATGGACGAGATTATACCAACAGTAAAGCAAGTCATCAATAACTGTATCGTTGAAGGTAAGGCCGATGTTGACAAGTTACCTTTCTTTGATATCGACTATATGTTTATCTTTCTTAGAGGCAAGTCGGTTGGTGAAACTGTTGAAGTTCGCATGACATGTCAGAATGAAACTGAAGAAGGTATCTGTGGTAACAAGATCAGAACTGAAATGGATATCAGTAAGGTTGAAATAGAGAAACCTGAGATTGAAAGTAAGATCATGCTTACATCTGACAAGGGTGTGGTCATGAAGTATCCAAACTATGCTGCAATGAAACGCACAGAAACGATGAATGATGCTGAGATGAAGTCTCATATCATGGTCAACTCGATTGACTACATCTTTGATAAGGACGGTATATATCCCTCAAAAGACTATTCCAAGGAAGAAATGAAAGAGTTTGTTGATGGACTGACAGAAGGCAACTTTAAGAAGATGGAAGAGTTTGTCGATAACTTTCCAAAGTTCTCCATGAGACTTCAGGCCAAATGCAACAAGTGTGGATTTGATCATGATGTGAGGTATACAGACTTCTATGATTTTTTTACCTGATCTTTGGATATGATAATCTCAGTAATCATATGAGAACAAACTTTGCATTA